AACAATAACAGATTTATATTCAGTCATCCTTGGCCCCCATTAAAAAAAGTAACATCATTCAGATCAGCAGAAAAAGCCTGAGTGTCGGCAATAGATCCAGCAAGAGTCAGCTTTACATATCTGCTAACCGTTGCGTTACTGTTTACCGCAGTTACTAGTCCTGCATATCCAGTAAGGACTACTACTGTACCTACGGTAGAACCAGCAGGATCGTATAATCTAAAAGCCACTCTACCAGAATCATTTAATTTAACAACAACACAGTTCCACTCATTAGCTTCCGTTCCAGTAAAAGTAGTTTCAACAAGAATATAGTTTATTCTATCAACTGCAAAAAAACAAGATCCAGTATTTACTACTGGTCTTCTTCTTACATTGGTGCTTCTAGCTACTTTCAATGTTGCATTTCTAGAAAATAAACTAAATTTTGAAAACTTCATAATTACCTGCCAATAGATCTTTGATTTTTTCTTGATATATTTGCTTTTTGGACTTGTCCATAAGTAATTATTACAATTACTGGAGCGGTATTGAACAAACTAACTTTAACTGTATTTACTCTATCTCTATCAGAAAAAGTAAATTCTCTAGTTTCTGCTACTAAGGTTGGAGATGCCAGCCCCGTAATACCACTAGTATCCCCTAAGCTGTTATCAGCAGTGGATTGATTTTCTAAGGGTGTTTGAATATTATCTGCATCAAAGGAGACAAACATTCTCTGCTGCCTGCCATCACCCACACTATTTCCAGATGCCGTAAATGAAACATAGTTACAATCTAATAATTCATTACCAGAATCTCTTAGTTCAATAGAAGATGTTTGGTTATCACCTCCACTGAAAATTAAACTGTAAGTTCTAACTGTTTCCATTAGCTACCTATGGGTCTTAGATTATCTCTTAGAGTATTACCTGTTTGAACCTGTGCATAAGTAATAATATACAATTGTGCTTGATTAGTATTCTGACTCAATTTAATAGTATTAACTCTGTCTGCATCAGATAGCAGTAGCTCAACGATACCACCGTTACTCTTAGCTATTCCCCCCGTTATACCGCTAGTGTCTCCAATCAAAGAGTTAGCAGTAGACTGATTTGCAGCAGGGGTAACAATATTTGGAGCATCGTAGCTTATAGCAAAGAAATTATTATTTCCACCAGAACACTCAACACTAATGTAATTGCAGTCTAGCAAATCATTATTTGTGTCCCTTAGTTCGATAGAGGATGCTGTAGTCGTATCCAAAGTAGCAACTAAAGTGTATGGCCTGAACTGAGTTTCCATTATTCAGTTTCCTCCTCCTCGCCTTCGGGGGAGTCCATTCCTAACTCAGCAGCGATATCAGCAACCATGTTTTCTAGATCAGCTAAATCATTTACGACATCATCTTGAGCCTGAGGTTCTGGAGCAGCCTCTGGAGCCTCCTCTGGAGCTTCCTCTGGGGCTGCTTCTGGTACAGGGGGCTCTGCTGGTGGTTCTGGAACTGTCTCCTCTGGAGGAGCCTCTGGAGCCTCTTCTGGAGCAAGGTTCTCATCGCTTGGGTACTCTTGATCCATTACCTTCTGCTTTAGAGTCATGACTAGATCTTGAATATCAATTAGATCTTTGCTAATTCTTTTGAAGTTTACTTTTGGAAGCTCGCCAGCCTCAGCCTCCTCAAGCACACAGTCGTAACCGACTGACACAAACATCTCCATAAGGAAATCGTTTACATCAATGCATTCAACCCCTGACTTACTCTTAAGAGACTGTGCCATCTCAGATAGAACCTCTTTAAGAACTGATCCCTTGGGAGATAGGCGGGAAAGAGCTTCAAAGATTACTACCTGAGTATTTGCTAGACTCTTGAAGGATGCTGGATCTTGGAGATTTTGGATATTAACGCCGTACTTTTCGTTGATGGTCTCAATAAAAATTTCCTTTACATCTTTCTTGAATTCAAAGATTTTAGATGCGTAGTTTTGAATATCCTTTTCGGATACGCCAATTCCGTCAGCATTAGCAAGACAGTTTGTGAAGGTGTTAAATAGGCTTCTCTTGGAAGCAAGAGATAGATAAGGAACTTCCTTGAGAGCCTCAGATAGAGCACCAACCACAGCTTCATCGCCTTCAAAAATCATACTTGCGAGCTTTTGGATAGATGTATTATCTGCCCAAACAGTATCAAAGCTTTTCTTTGATTCAAGTAGCTCCCGCTTGACTAACTCCTGACGGCAAATCATTTCATAAATAGATTGATTGACGCCATTTTTAAGAGTATATTGTTTTTGAGCTTCAAGCTCTTCTAGAGTTAGTCTAGGAAAGTTAAAAGCATTTGAAACAGCATTTGAGAGGTTTACAGCGTTTCTAACTTCAGGAACAGAAGTTACTTTTTCTAGGTTCTCTCTGAGGAACTGTTGTAGCTGAGGAATCACTTCGACCAGTTTTTGAAACTGTGCAGATTCAATAATTTCCTCAATGTTTGAAAGCTTTTCATTCTGCTCAATTAATCTATTTTGAATTGAAGAAAGCTTTAGTCTGTTTTCCCAAAGAGATAGAATATCTTCAAAAGAATCATCGGCTGAAGCATACTCTCCATAGTGAATACTCTCCATAAAGGAGTGAATTTTTGAATTAACAAACTTATCAAACTGTTCTCCATCTTGGAAAACGGAAGAGTCTTGGATTTTGATATTTTTAATAGAAATATCCTCTCCAATGGTATATCGTCCACTTATAACCTTACCCGAAGTGGTGACATAGGCTACTTCCGAATCGCCGCTGTTAATAGAAAACAGGCTAACATTCTCTCGAAGTGATCTGCCGATGCAGTCGCCTAGCTTGACTAGGTGCGTAATTGTTTTATCTCTTTCTTCAAATAAATTAGAAAACATTTTTTATCTCCCTTTAGTATCCCCGAATTATATAGATTCTTTGGAATTTGCAGCCTTTGCTTTTTGCTGTTGTTTTTGAATAATTCTATCAAGAATTACTTTAGTTTGCTCATCTGACACACACTCTTTGATATATCCAAAAGTATGAGTTAGATCAACAGATTCATTTGCCGTGGGAGGAAGATTTTCAGCAGGCTCTTGGCCTCCAGCCTCCCCAGGCCCTGGACCCGCTCCTGGGGCTCCTTGTTCTTCTTGTTCTTTAGCCTGTTCGCTCTCCATTTCAGATTTCATTCTACGAATTTCATCATCAGTCATATCATAGAACTCTCTATAGATGCTATCTTTTGAGAAGAGGTTAAGCCCTTGAACAGCCTGAATTACTCTTGTCTTCTGCTCATCAACATCCAACTTACGCTTTGATGACATATCAGAAGGCTCTGGTAACTTAATTTTAACGCCCTTGATTAGAGATGCAGGAAAGCCCCTAAGCTGTAGGTGCCTTTTTGCCATGTTCTCTAATCCAGTTTCAACATCTACTTGAACTCTTTGGATTGTTCTAGCAAATTTTACATCAAGTTGAGAAAGGTTAGCTTTTCTTTCTGGAGACTGCTCCTTCTCAACAATATAATCTTTTGGAATCTTTAGACCAGCAAGGAGCTTGTCTCTATAATAACGAACATCCTCGATCTCTCCAAGGTTAGTTGCTCCAGGCAGAGTATCAATTTTAGTTCCACGACCGTTCTTAGTAGGAACAAAGAAGTCCTCATCCATAGACATTGGGTTATATCTAGAATCTACTGTACCTCTTGGGCTGTTATAAAATTTTTCTTTCTTAAACTTTTGCTTGAGACGCTCAATAAACATCTCAGCCTTAGAAGTGGGCAGGTTGCCTGTATCCACATAGAAGATCCGTCTTTCAGGAGCCCGAGATAGACGATAAATCATCATGGCCTCTTCCATCATTCTAAGAGATCTAAAAACGCGATGACACAAGGCAGCAATTGATTTACCATAGGGATAGAAGACTGGATCAGAAGTGTGCAATCTAAAATGAACAATTTGATTCTTATCAAGCTCAATATACTTAACTGGACGATTCATATTAGACTGACCAACCTCTGCATACTGAAGAGACTCCATGTTTGGTATTTCTTGTAAGAATTTTTTAAGATAACCAAACTCGTTCTCAACTCTTAGGATCCAATTTGGATTCAGAATTTTAATTTTTTTGATTCCCTCTTGAGGCTTGTTTACATCTAGAATAAGCTCTGTAAAACAGTCTCCATATTTTACAGTATTTCTGATAATATCCCAAAGTAGCTTGTCTAGTCTAATTGTTTCAAAGAAGTCTTCAACCTCCTCAACAACCATATCATTCTCAGACTTGATTGTCCATCTTTCCCCACGAAGACCTCTTTGAGTAGAGTCGTCTGCATAAATATCGAATGCAGCACCGATCTCAGGGTACTCATCCATTTCTTCGTAGTCTTTATATCTGCGTCTGCGATTAAGCTCTAGTTGTGGGAGAATGGGGTTTCTACTGACTCCACCAACAGCAGGACCGCCATCAATGGGAGCATCTTTGATAATTTCAGTCGAAACTACAGTATCACCAGTTTCTGGAGTTACTTTGGAATCAATGGATGCGGCAGCGGGGATCTGAGCTTTAGTAGCAAAAAACTTTGCAAAGAATCGACCAATTGGGCCTGTTGGTGTATAGTAAGATCCAGCCCTATTCTCAGTTCCACCAAAGTTAGTGTAACCGCTTTCTTCGATATTGTCTTCTACTCTGTCAGCCATTTGTAATCTTCCTCTGCTATAGCACCAAATTCAGTTTGAAATTTATGCTTATACATTTTAGATGGAGGTAGTGGAGGAGCCTCATCTTTATTTAGTCTAGAATCAAACTCAATTGGTGTTGAATCAAGCAAGTTTTTATAGCTATGTACTGCTAAAGCTAGGCTCATAACTAAATCATCGTGGTGATTCTTCTCTGCTTGTGGCTTACCATTATCAGCAATAATGAATGTCATAAGCTCATCACAGGTTCTAGTTGAGTTAATTTTTATTAGATCTGTTCGTAATGCTTCTTCTAGCTCTGCTAGAATGCTTTCTCTATTTTTTGCTGTAATCTGAAACCCGACATCGCCCTTCTCATCTTCCCAAAGATTTTCATATTCATGAATATTAAGAAGCCAGTCAATCAAGTTATTTCCAATTGTGTTTCTTTCACAAACAATAGTTGCTAGATTATATAGTAATCCTTCATTAAATAAAATTTTAGCAAAATCGTTGATAGCTGTTCGATTAGAATAGAACTCTGCCACCTGCTGACCATTGTAGAGATTAATTACATGGAATGCAGAGTGATCCCTGTCCCGTCCCAAGGAAACATCACAGGCAATCAGATAGCTGTATTGAGGATTTGGATCCTGCCAAACCCGCATTCTGTTATTGTACTTAGTGTAATACTTTTCGCTTGTCTGTGATGAGATATTTTTGAGAACTTCACCCTCGACATAAGTATCACCTGTTCCCAGGAAGCTACATTCGTATTCCTGTAGCCATTGTTTCGTGGGCATGTTTGCCCTCGTAGTAGCCTCCCACTTATGGATATCCAGACCCTTTTCGGCCATCTCCTCATATAGAGATTCAAATCCCTCAGTAAAGCTGTACTCTGGATGTTCCTGCCACCTAATATCAATTGCATTGAATGAATTTGCTCCTATGAGCGAATTTTGGTAAACTTCATGATACCAATTTCCAATACCGTTAACAGTAGAAAGAACAAATGCACGACCACCTGTAGAGATAATAGGATAAACAGCAGCCCAAATAGTGTCAATATTCTCAATGAATGCAGCCTCGTCAATAATTAGAAAAGAACCAGCAAGAGATCGACCTGACTGCTTACCTGAAGGTCTTGATTTGATTACGGACTGAGTTTTTAGTTTTAGTGTGTGCTTGTTATCTTCTACAATTCCAGGCTTCAGAAACTCAGGAAGCTCGTCATACATCAACTTAATCCTATCAAGAACTTCTGTAGACTCTGCATCACCCTTAGACAGGATAACCACAGACTTGTGCTTCTGAAAGATAATCATCCATAGACTATACGCAGCAGCAATCGTAGTACATCCTGCCTGTCTAAACTTACGCAGAATATTGAATCTGTTATTTTCTAGATCGCTAAGAATTCTTTCCTGAAATGGATAAAGACGAAATGGGACCAAACCTCGAACAGGGTGAGTTACCTTGATATACTTCGAGATAAAGTGGGCTGGGTCAGTTGAGCATTTTTTGAACTCGTCTAATAATTCTTGTTTTTCCATAAAAAAGGCGATCTCTCTCTAATATAATAGTATATGTCGATACACGCTATTATATGTACTAGATCTGCTAAGGAAGTAACCGCAACAACGGATAAGCTATTTAAATATTTAGTTAGTTGTGGTATTACAGTTTACATCATGTCTGGTGCTAAATCTATATTTAAAGCCTATAAAACTGCATTTGAGAAAGCAAATCTAGAAGATGATGATATCTGTATTTTTTGTCATGACGATATAGAAATTCGAGATACTCCAGAAGAATTTACAAAAAAACTTGAAGCTTTGTGTAGTTTGCCAGAAACGGGGTTCGTCGGACCAGCAGGAACCACATACCTTTCCCCTAATGCAGTTTGGTGGGATCAAGAAGTATGGAGAGCAGGACTTCACAGAGGCAAAGTATCTCACTTAGATCAAAATCAGAGAGAGTATGTAACTTTCTACGGACCTCCAGACGATGTGGTCGCTCTAGACGGGTTATTTCTAGCTGCAAAAGCAAAAGTCGTTCGAGATATCGGATTAGACAAGCCTGAATACTTTGAAGGAGAGTGGGATTTCTATGACATCCACTACACTACCACCGCATTCAAAAATGGCTACACAAATAAGGTACTCGATATGAATATTTTACACAATTCAAGAGGAGAACTGGTAGGAAGGGACTCCTGGCACAAGAATAGGCTCGCATTTATCCAGAATAATGAGCTTCCAATCAAAATTGAGAGCTAAAATGAATGATCCCATCGCATTTACTGGAGGAGAGAACAAATCTAACCGTTGGCCGCACCCAATGAACGATAAATTCAATGAT